GTATTGGTTTCTTAGGATAATTGGTGAGTTAGAAAATTGAGTCAATTGAGGCTCTATAGAAATTCTAGCATCACCACCAGTTGTGTTAGATCCTTTTCCATAAGAAGATCCATATACAAATACTTTAATAGCACCGTTTGTAAATCCAGCAAATCCATTACCGTCAAAAGTTGTAACATCAATTGTACCGTCTTGAGCAGCAAGTGTTGCTTGAGTAGCAGTTACAATACCTTTTTGCTCGTCGCCTGTAGCTGTATCTAAAATAACAACTGTGTCATTTACAGAAATAACATTTTGCACGCCAGGAAATCCACCTAGAGGAGCAACAGTTATAACACCAGCAGCCTGTGAACAGTCATCGTAAGATATATGTAATCTATTTTGTTCAGACCAAATTACTTGATCAGATGTCATTGGCATTTCAGCGCCAACCATTCTCAAGAATCCAGATAACGTTCTGTTTCCATAACGCTCTACTTCTTGTTCGTAAATTTCAGGTAGGTACTGTTGAGCGAAAGTATCTGTATCGCCATTAGCAGTTACACCACCATTAAATTGTAGGTAGTTTGAATTTAAAAGTTCTTGTTTTGAACTTGGGATCAAACTTCCAAATTGAGGAGTTAAACTCATAATATTAAGTTTTTATTAGTTAAATTTTTTAGTTTTTATTTTTAGCTTTGTAGAATCAGCGCCTGAAATAGCTCGCACTTTAAATCCGTTTAAAAACACATCACCCTGAGAAGTCCTAGCTTTAGTGTCACTCAAGTTTTTTGATTTGTTTACAACGTCTTTTACAGCGTCTGCTTTTCCTTGCTCATAAAAATGAGCGGCAATCTTATCTACGTTTTCAGCAGCATAAATAGCCTTGTGATAACCATTAACGTCTTTAACATTACCATTTTCGTCTAGGAACTTCCCAACGAGGTTTGTTATATTAGACTGGCTCTCTGCAACTTTATCAACATTTTGAATATTGTACTTATATTTCTTTTCACCAACATTGATATCAAAACCTTTGAAATCATCACTGAAAAGTTGTTTAGTACTATTTTTAAATGCTTGATGCTGTTGCTCAGCTTGTTCTTGCTCCTTGTTATATCTATTGAAAAAATCCATAGCTTTTTGTTGTTCCTGAGTAACGCCCGGTCTCAACTTGATCTCGTCGTAATATTTACTCTTAGTTTCCTCTAAAAAGCTTTTGGCTTTTGCAACTTCTTCTTTGAACGCAAGTTTCTTTTTGCGTACATCCCTTTCCTCATCAATATCTTCATCGTAGTCAAAATCTTCTAACAAAAGATCAAGATCTTCAGAGTCTAAATAGGGTTTATTTTTTTTGTAATACTCTTTTATAAGAGTTTTATCGTCTACATTACTATAATCAGCATTTAAACGAGTATAATCTTCTATTGTCCCACCTGTTTCTTCCATAAATGAAACTAGTTTTTCAATATTTTCAGGTAAAGGTTTACCTAATATTTTTTCATCTCTTATAGCTTCTCTAACTTCGGCTTCAACTTCTTTAACTTCAGCTTCTGTTATTTCTTGGATCGGAGAAAACCCTTCAGCATCCTTGTTGGACTCTTGTAGAGATTCTCCCATCTCTGCGCTATCTCTGGATGGTTCTTCCACAGATACCTCCTTTGTTTCTCCGATTTGAATGGCATCGTTTTCTTTTTTAATTTCAACCTTAGTTATATTGCTCTCTAACTCTACTAAAGGCTCTTTTGGATTAACATTTACTTTTGTAACATTATCCTTTGTTTCAGTTAATTTTTTAGGTGTTGTTTTCTTTTTTAATTTGAATTCACCTTCCTGTTTAACAGTTTCATTTGTTTTTACTTCTGACATAATATAATATAATTAAATAATTAATATAGATTTACAGCGACGGCATTATACCAGCTGCATCTTGTTCTTCAAAATTTATTGGTGGTAAATCTTGTTTTCTTTGATTTATCATTTGACTTTGCTGCGTACCTTCCATTTTTATACGCTTGTCTTTTGCACTTTCTCTCTGTTGATCACCTTGTGTTTTAACTTGTGATTGAAGTTTAGCTAATTCCATATCAAACTGATGCTGCATTTGCATTTTTTGTTGATCAAGTTGTGCTTGTATTTGCATTTTTTGAATCTCCATTTGTGTTCTAGACTGCTCGTATTGAACTTTAGAACCGCTAATTGCTTCTTGCTTTTGAACTTCATTCATTGCAATTTTCTCATTAGCATCAGCTTGAGATTCTGCTTGAGCTCTAATATTAGCTTGAGCATTTTCTTGATCTAGCCTAGCTTTAGCTTTACGCTTAACTTTAAGAAGTTGATTTGCTAATTTAAGATTTTTAATCTGTCTTAAATCTATAGCGTCTTCTAGATCAATACCTCCACTTTGTAGAGCTACTTGAATATTTTGTTCTAATTGAGCTTTTTCTTCATCATCTGGTTCTAATTCTAAGAATATACCAAAATCATGTAAATTTAAATTTACAATTTCTTTTAAAGTATTAACATTGTAATTACTAATAGAGTTTGTTAAAGACTCTGCAGTTAAAGGAAACTCTAAAGCATCAGCAATTTTAAGAGCTGTATTTTCTGCTATTCTAAGAGTTAAATAAGAAGATGATTGCTTTATATGTCTAGTAGCAGTGTTAGAAGCATTAGCTGCCATTTTTTGTAAACCTACTAGTGTGCTTTTGTCTGGCGTGCTACCATCCCTAGCTTCATTAAGGCCCGTTACATCGCGTATCATCTGCAAGTAGTACTGATACGTATTTATAAGACTTTGTATCTTACCTTGACCAGAACTAGAGTTTAATTCTTGAATAGGTACTTTACCAGGATTCATGTCACCGTCTTGAGTAAGAGATCTACCTACAATACTACCAGTTTGAAAATACATATTAAGAGCTTCTGCTGGATTATAATTTGTACCATTACCAAGATCAACTTCAGCTAAACCGTCCATGTCTAAATAAACACCATCTGGTACTATTCTAGACATTACTTGCTGTAGTTTTAAATGAGTTAATTGAATCATGTCAGCAAAACCAATACACTTACTAACTAGCGAATCTATTCTACCTTTGTACATTCTTGGTGCACAAATAGCATAGTTCATTTTTACTTTTGTAGTATCAGCATAAGGTCTTGACATGTTTTCTGCTAATTCCCATTTAAGCATTGTATCAGTTCCTAAAACTTTAGCACCACTATACAAAACTTCTATTGATCGCGAAACTCTTTCAAACATATCACTTTCTGGTGGATCAAATGTATCGGGCTTTTCAATAGCCTTCATTAATCCTTGATCTGTTTTTTTTATTTTAAAAACTTGATTATGATAAGTCTTGTAATCAAAATATAAAACTTGAACAGTATTTTCATCATATCCACCCCAACCTGTTACGTACTGTCTATTTCCTGGCATTTTTTGTATGCGCTCTAATTCTTTTTTAGATATATTTGGAAATTCTTTTTTAAGCTCTGGTATTGTTATAGATTTTATTTCTCCAACATAGTATATGTCTTCAAAATTAGGATCTTCAGTATAAGAATAAACCATATAAGCTGGATCAACATAGTCTATAGTAACACCATTCGAGGTATTAAAATTTGTTTTAGCAGCAGCAATACCACAAACAGCTAAATCCATGTTTAATCTACGCTTAGTAAGCTCATATTTATTTTGAGCCATAATAGAAGATATAGCTTCTTCTTCAGCTATCTCTATGCTTTGCTTGTAAGAAAGCTGCATGTGCAATTCTAATTCTTCTTCGTTTTGAGGTAGAAGTTCAGGATTTGAAGTTTGATATAAGTTTATGCCAAGGGTTTGATTTAAATTATCTAAATAATCTTTGGCAATCATGTCTTCGTATATCTTAGACGCGTATTCAGTTCTTTTCTTTACAGAATTAGGGTCTTGAGCATAAGCCTTAACGTCATAAGAGTGAGCTGATATACCATTTACAACTATATCTACAAATTTAGATAAAATAGGAACTGGTTTCCAGTCTAAATTAAGATAAGACAAATCACCATTAATAGATAATTCATCTTTATATTTTTGAACAGGTTGTTCTCCTCTAGCGTATAATCTAAGAGTATTAAAGTTATTCCAGTTAGTCAAATATGTATTACCGTTTGTTCGACCAGATTTGAACCACTCATATTCAATAGCCATAGCTACTTGACTGCCGTATTCGAGGCTTGCTTTTTCAGCATCGCTAACAACTTGACTTGGAAAAGCGCTATTTGAATTAGTGTATATATTCATTTAACTTATTATTTTTGATGTAGTTCCCCTGTTGTCATATCTTTTGATACCTAAATCTACAGGTTCTATAATTTTTTTATTTACAGGATAATACCTGTGCTTGTTGCAAGCCATTAAAGCTAATCCAGAACTAATAGAAGCATCGTGTTTTGTTCTATTGTTTATATTAAATTTAGCCCAGTCTTCTAATGTTCTTTGAAAATAAACGTCACCATAACCAGACTCTTTTAGTCCAACAAAATGCTCTATATATGTTTCTATGGCAGACGCGTGTGCTTGCTTTATATCTTCACTAGAGTTTGGTATACCGCCGAGCTCTCTTTCTGTTACAGATAATTTATTGTATTTTTTATCAGGTCTATTCATTGAAAAACCTCTATAACCCCTTCTTTTAAAATAATACAATATTCTTGGTTTATTATTTTCTATAAGTATTGGCATGCCGTAAAAAACACAAGCCATAAGAACATCTTCAAAAAATATTTCAGCTGTTTGTGGTCTAGCTATATATTCTAAAAAGAAATGATTAGGAGGCACGTCTTCCATTGAAAACTTAGTAAGACCGTGTAAAGATCCTTTAGAACCCCTTTTATCCACTGTACCTGATATATCATATGGATCACATCCGAATGCACCCATAAAATCATTACCTGGATAATTAGTACCGTTTTTTTTGTAACGCTTGTTTTGCAAATGAGACGGTGGTACCCAACTTACTTTAAATCTACCATTTTTATTTGGAACAAATATAACATCTGTGTCTTGCTCTGCGTTTTGCCATTGAAAACTA